CTTAGGTTGCATCCCAGCTTCAAGCAGTTCCTCTATCTGCTCCTCACTGGTGAAGTATGCGTTAACAACGTACTGCCCGTTATGCCTTGCAGCTTTCTTTGCAGCACTATTTCCATCCCCGCCCATGTCTCGGTTTTCTTCAAACACCTTCGGGTACTCAAGAACCATGTCCATTGTGTGTTTAGCCATCTTACTCTTCCTCTGTTTAAGCTGCTGGTTTGCAGCACTGGTAATATACTATAGGGATACATTTGGAGATTTTATTCACTATTTCTCACATTTATTTTCACATTAGTGAATGTCAGCGTAAGTCTTCCCAAATTGTACGTCTGTCCCTAGCGGTACGTTTAGATTTATCTCGTGGTTTACATTGTTCATGCTCATCTGCATGATGTTTTCTGTCTTATCTTCGTCCCCTTCTTTTGTTATAACGATGATCTCATCGTGGAATTGACCGATAGTCTCTAGTCCCATACCACGACATTCCTTGACCCAAGTATCAAAGCAATAGACCCCCGTACTCTGGTTGAGCGTACTAAAACGATCCTTGTCGCTGCGTAAGCTATACCAGAAGCCTGACACAGGGTTCTTAAGCCACATACCGTTAAACAACTCACGGACACGCAACGTGCTTGCTACCTTCTCAATAGCCCAGTTACGGGACCAGAAAGCATCCAGTAGCTTCTTAGCCTCAGACCTACTCATGCCTGTCTCACGGGCCAGCTTAGGCGCTCCTACACCGTATGTAGCACTATAGTTAACCACCTTGTAATTCTTACGGAGGGCTTTGAGTGAACGCTCCCCAGAATTGTGTTTGTCGATGTCATCTTGAGTGATAACACGAGCGTGTAGAGCCAAGTCTAAGTGTGGGTCAAAACCTTCACGGCTCATGGCCTCAACATAGTCAGGGTCTAACGGTTTCATGTAGTGACGCTTGGTTGTGTCCTCCAGTGATGTCATGTCAGCACCAGCTAACAGGTAGCCATCAGGACACGTTAGACACCCACGAATAACATCACCGTATGGCTTATCTACACCCGGTAGGTTAACCAATGGTCGGTAGTGCTTAAACCGAAAGGTGTTCGTAAGCCCTGCGATACTGGCCTCTAACCAACCATCCTTGTGGCACTCTAGGAAACTCTTAAGAATACCAGCACGGTGAGTAAGAACAGTAAGGCCATCGAGAAGATCAACAGCTTTGTCAACCTCTGCAAGCTCTTTGACACTTGAGCATAACTCTCCATTCTTTCTAACTTGTTCGATCTGTCGTTCATCGCCTGTCGCCTTATCTCTGAGAAACTTATATGTTCTTGGCTTCCACCCTAGTGAGTATAGCCAGTCTTTTACTTGGTCGTTACTGTTGGGATTGCCACGCTCTTCGCCTGTCTTAACGACAAACTGCATGGTTGTCTCGGGTTGTTTGTACTCCTTACATAGGTCTATCCACTTCTCGCCATGAGAGGATAAGCTACCGTCTTTCTTGTGCATAACCTTTGGTCGTGATGCTACACGAGTGAGGGTACGCTTAGGCATAGCATCAGCCAGTTGCTCAACCTTCTCTACCTTTAGTGACATGATCTCGTCGTAGGCTGCTTGAGCTTTATCTACGTCTAATTTCCACCGTAGGGCTTCCTGTTCTCTGGCACAATCTAGCTTGAATGTAAGGTAGTCGATCAGACGATCCTTATCTGCCTCTGCATCTTTGTACAGTTTGTCCAGCTTCATGCTTAAGTCACGCCAAAGACGATTGTTGATCTTAACGTCCTCGTCACACCTGTGGGCGTACTCTTGTGGGGTCAGGGTGTTCCAGTCCTTGATAACTGGTTTGGGTACTCCATAGTCCTCTCCGTAGCCCTCAAGCCCATGCTTCATACGATCATGGTGTAGATACCAAGATAACGCTAGAGTGTCGATCAAACGAGCCTTTACCTCAATGCCTAGAACCTTCTCTATCGCTGGGATGTCAAAGCGTATGATGTTGTGGCCTACCAGAGTTTCACTGTTGAGTAATACATAGCGCATCTCATCGTAGTCATGGGTATGCTTAACTTCACCCATGTCATTAGACCAAGACATGACATGAATCTTGGTCAACTCATCTAATAGACCATCTGTTTCAATGTCGAATACTGTTGTCATATTTTACATTACCTCTGTAAGTGTGAAGGTTTCAGTGTTAAACCGCATCATCCCTGCGTTACCTTCTTCTGAACAGGGTCGATTCTTCTCAATAGACAGGTACGTTGTGTTGCGCTCCTGTATATCGTCAGCTTCTTTGTCACGCTTAAGATCAATGATAACTGAGGCACGTTGTCCGATCATACGACAGTATTTCATCTGACCATCATCGTTAGTGTGGGCGATAGTAACGATACCTACGTTTAACTCAGCCGATAGCTTCGACAGTCGCACCGATAGATCAGCCAGCATCTGCTCTTTGCTCTCGTCAGATGAACCCACAAGCACATCTTGAATAGGCTCAAAGAATACAAACTTAACGCCACAGGCTACAGCGAAGTAACGTATTTGGTCGATCAGATCGTCAGCACCTTGACCATCACTAAGGTAAAACTGATAGAAGTTCTCGTCCTTCGTCAGTTTACCGATAGCATCAATCACCTGATCCTCTGCGCCCTTCTCGTCAATCAAATCCCTGCGTGTAAGATTGTCATTACATTCGTATGACACAAGACCTAACAGTGATCGTAGCTTTGTTTCCTCCAAGTGCCATGCAGCAATAGGAACCTCACGCTGTAACATATTGTACTCAAGGAACCGCATGATCTCCGTCTTGCCGATACCCGTGGGTGCTTTGATTACCGTGAAGTGACCTTGCATGAGACCCATGATCTTATCGTCTAACGCTTGGATACCTGTTGGTACATACTGATGCTCAGGGGTATCCTTGTACAACGACAAGAAGTCCTGTGTGCTGTTCATCACATTCTCAGGTGTGAACTTACGGGCGTTCCACCATGCACTCTTAAAGTCAGCCGCTTTACCTGCCTGTAGGAACTCATTGGCATCTTTGTATGGTCGATGGTCAACACGGTAGACCTTGTTAGGGAACAGTTTTGCTATACGGTCAGCAAGAGCATTACCAGCGTCATCATTGTCAACTGACAGGATGATCTTCTCGAAACTATTAAGCCAATCCGCACAGTTCTCCCAGAGCTTCTTAGAGGGCGTAGCAGAGGGTAACGACACAACTGGGTTGGTGTACCCGCTCTTGAGTATTTGTGCCACTGAGAGAGCGTCTAGTTCACCCTCAGTGATAGTTACCATCTTGGAGCTACCTGCGGTAAAGAAGTTCATACCGAAGAGTTCATCACCCTTGAATCCAGACTTAGCGTAGAAGCCCTTCTCGTCTAGCTTACGGACTTTAATTCCCCCGCTGGGATACACATACTCCTGACGATCTTCGTAGGTTAGGACACCGAAGTCCTCCATCGTCTTGCTGTTAATGCCACGCATGTTAGCGTATTTTCCATCGGACGTATCTTCTGGTGTAAACGACACAACAGCTTTTGGTGTAAACGACAAATTATCCCCTCCTTTTGTTGGGTACTTTTCTTTAGCCCACCCGAATGTTTTTCCACTGGACGGGTAGCCTTGGTTGCAAGCGTGACACTTGCCGAAGCCCTCAGTATTGTAACTGAAGGCATCGGAGGAGCCACACGTTTCATATGGGCAGGGTTGGTGTGCATGTTCAGCCATGTGGCTCTCTCCTTTGTTTTACTTAGAACCTATTAGATACTTGTACCCTACTTCTTTGTACAGGTGGTTCATCTTTACACGACCTTGGCCCTTTTCTATCTCCGCATCCCTCTGACCAAAGAAAACGTCAGCCTCATTGTCAAGAAGCCAGCGCATAGTCATCTGACGGTCAAGCTCGTAAGAATGAAACGTAGTGTTAAGCAGTGCTTCCATGTCATCACGTTGGTGCTTCCAAACTTGCGCTCTGACCACGTTAGCATCTGACGCACGAATGTTCCTTGCACCCTGACGGATAAGTAAGTTAACTCCCATTGGCTTACGACCATTGAGTTCAAATAAATCGAGTGTCTGTTGGTAATAGCTCATTGTCGGGTCTCCTAGCTTAAGTTTTGTTTGTTTGTGCCTTCGAGTGGCAACTGTTCACATAGTTCTATCAAGATGTCGGACATCTCATGTAGTGCTGGTATTTTGATATTTACGACATCATCATGTATAGCTGAATATAGGTACATCATAACGTCACGCCTATCAAACTTACTGATTAACTGTTCCATAGCGACAACAAGGTTAGTTGCTGATACATCTACAGTGCAATGCTCGGTACTTTTGACATGAGCATTTAAGTCAAACACATTAGGTCTACTCTCCATCTCCTTTCGTTTCTCTTCTGAACGATCCCAAGCCTCTTTAGCGGCCTCTACAGGGGTCTTTCGTTTCTCTTTAACGTCTTCAAGTATGTCAACGTAGTCAGGGTTCTCTTGTACTTCTTTGTACCCTGCCTTAGCTTGCTGCACCTCTTTAACCTTCATAGGCTTGTCTGACGACATAATATCTTCTACAAGTTCGTCAGGCACAGATGGTGCTGCTAGTTCGTATAGAACTGATATAGGTAAACTCTGGTTACCAAAACTTTGGTGACCGAACCTTTTAGCTACTAGCATAATGTTCTGTCGTGTCTGTCTCTTGAGATCAGGAAACTCCTGCATACACCAATCGTGGAAGGCGTTATCACTGAGGTGCATGTCACGACCCTCTTGTAGAGCTTGACCTGCCTTTATGATACTCTCGACAGCACCAGACAAATGCTCACGCACATCACTAGCGACATCATTAAGACTACGAACCTTTGCTTGTGTAGTAAGCTGGTTGTAGTATTCATCATCGTCCATACTTACGTCCCTTTCTTATGTTATAACTAATAGTAGAAGTAACTAAAGTTATAACTTATGTAAACCCTACACTTACTTATAGGGATACATCTCAAGATATTATTCATCACGAATTGTTACAGTACAAACTTTCTTAACTTTCGTAAAGCTGACTCTTCCTTACGAAATACCCAAGTTTGGTTGTTTCCAGTAACCTTAGCTACATCATCTTGTGTCATATCGCCAAAGTATCTCATTTCAATAACCTCCAATTCTTCTGTTGTTAATTTCTCACGGGCGGTCTTTATGACATAACTCGCAAGTTCTTTAGCCTCATATCTAGCGACATGCTCTCTGCTTGAAGCTCCGTATTCCTCACTGTACTGACCAGATGTAGACGACAAAATAACTTTCAGCCACTTGTGTCCAGCCTCAGACATATTTCCCGTAGCTGTGTCGTTTATATCACGAGCAAGCCTACGGGCAATATTGTGCGCTGGTACTGCAACAGGTAGAACGTCAATGTTTATGTAATCGTGCATACGTCTCTTAGCCTCTCTGTAGAGGTGCGCTGGATGTACGTCCTCCTCGTCAGCCAATATC